TCCCCAGTAATCTCCGGTTGGTGGTGGACTCAAAACCCAGTCCCACGTTGACGTGCCACCACCGCCGCCAACTGTCACAGCGTATTGGTGATCCACCTTGACGCCGTCAATATCGCCAGTCGCTGCAGACCACGTGACGCTCAATTCAATTTTCCGGTGTGGCCACGGCCCCCCGGTTGCAGTCGCTGCTGTGCAGTCTGCCGTTGCCTCAAACGCTGCCTCAACGTCTGCCGCTGTGGCGTTGTATTGCAACTCGATCACCTCAAGACTCGTTTTCGTCCGGATGTAAACCTTGCCGGCCTGCTGAATGTGCGCGTGTAGAATATACTCTTTGTCGGCTGTGTCCGTCGTGTAGTCAACCCATTCAATCGCCACTGCGCGATTGCCCAGAATCACGTAATCCCCACCGGATAACGCCGCAGCGTTCCGGATGCTCATCGAATAGTAGTCCGGCCCGGTGATTAGCGTGAAACTGTTGTCTGTGCCGTCTTGCTGAAACAGCCCGTCAATCGTTGCCGTCTCGATGACAGTGCCGTCCGTTGCGTCCAGCTTCACAATTGCAATCGACTCCCGGCAGTTTGCCGCAAGTGCTCCGGCTGTTCTGGCAGGTCTGGTGACATACGGATTTGATGCGCCGATGTTCTGCAGTGCCACTAACACGAACCGGTTTTTCGTCACGCTCAACGCGGCTTCAATGCCGGTGATTTCGTCGGTGCCGTAATGCTCACGCCAGAAAGAACCATGCCCGTATTCCCAGACGGTCGTTCCGTCGCCCGTGTCCAGCCCTTTGATTGTCGTTGGTCTGCGCTCGCCGATGCAATTGCAACACCTGCCCATCAGCATAACTCAGCCCCCGCAATCCAGACTCACCAGCCTCCATTCACCATCCATCCATCGGCAATACACAATGTCACCTGTAAACCCCTCGATGTGCTCCATTCTGTTGACCACGGTTTCGGTTCGCCCCGTGTCAACCATGTTGCCGTTTGTGTCCTTGCCCCAGATGTTGACGGTTGCAGTTCCTGGTGTTGTGCTGAAACTTGTGGCCTTCGCCAGATTGCCAGCCAGTTTCCCAGACAAGTCCAGCGGCTGAATGACCTGCGTTCCCTGCATCCGGTCAATAATCCTCGCAACTGACTGCGCCAACGCATTCAATGCGGCTGCTGTCAGGCGTTGCCCGGACTCAAACACTGGCGGTGTGCGATCTGCCTGCGTCATACCTGCGAAGTCCACAGCGTGTTGAAATTGAACGTCTGAAACATGGTTTCTGAACTGTCGGCGGACAAAACTTTGTCATAGTCCGATGTCTCGGGGCGATACTGATGGTTCCATCCGTAAATGATCGCTGCCGTGTTGTCCGCTCCACCTCGTGCTGAGGAGGTAAAGGCCTTCTGTGCCTTCTCAATGAAGGTCAGCGTGATTTTCCGCGTCGTGAATTGCCCGTCCGTCGTCAGCGTCACTTCGTCTTCCATGCCGTCGAACAATAACGTCTCTGGCGCAAAGACTTGGGGACTGCCGGGAATTCTAAACTTTTCGGAATTGACCGTGCCCTTCATGTTTCCCAGCGTTTTCCACGGGACTGTTCGCACCTGATTCCAGGTCACCTGATGATTCGTCAGGCAGTCGGGGACTTGCTGGTTGATGTCTGCCGGCAGCAGTGCATCATCTGACAGCCATTTGCAGCCGCGTCCCGGAACGCTGCGGAATTCAACGTTGCTCCGCTGCGTGTACGTGCACCATGTGCCAACGGGTAGCGGTGTTGGTTCCTCGGGATTCTGTGGGTCTCCGGCCTCACGCTCAGCCGCCTCAATTGGCGTGTAGGTGATCGTGATAACGGCCAGCGTGCCGTCATGCGTGATGATGTCATAGTTCGGATCTGCCACCGAACCCGAAGGCAGATTGCTGATGCGGCTGATCTCAAACGTATCCGCCAGAATACCCGCCCACTGTGGCGAATAGGATGCCGGCAAACCATACGGCCCGGATCTGTAATGCTCCGCGATGAAGTCAAAACGATCATTCCACGCGGTTAAAAATATGCGCGTGAACGTGTATTTGCCGGATCGGTCGCCCGATTCCTTGGGGCTGTCCTCATGCTCCTGAAACGCTGGATACGGCATTCTGTCACCCTAAGATCGCAACGCCGGACAATCCGCCCGACACTGCGCCCAGAATCTGTTTATTCACTTCAACCGCCGCCTTCTGCACAGCCAACTGCTCACGCGCTATTTTGTCGGTTTCGCTTTGTTTGGCCAGCCTGTCCTGCAGGCTGCGAAACATCTCATTCGCCCCGCCGCGCTGGATCTGCGATTCCGCCACGGCCTGCACGGCTGCAGCCACAAACTCAGTCGGTGGTGCCTGTTCGCGGTCCTGCTGCATGGCTTCCAGTCTCGACCGCTTTTCCAGATCCTTTCGCCCTGCTTCCTGTCGCGATTCAATTCGCATTCGACGGGCAAGCTCCAACTCACCAAACACGGCGTCGATCCCACTGCCGCGGCTCTGGCTTGCCGCAAACTCCAGTGTGGGCATTGGAACGGCTTCTGCGTTGCCCATCAATACCGACGGGCTAAGGCGGCTTGCAATGGATACTCCGGCAGATGCCGCGTATTCGATCAGTTGACCAATCCACGTTTTCACGTCCTGGAACATCAACTGCAATGTGTTCGGCACTTGCTGCAATGCCACGGTGGCCACGATTGCGAAGTCTGCCAGATTGTCCTGCAACGACTGAAACATCGCCTTTGCGTTCGCCACAAACAACGATGCACCGGCCCCAACGCCATCAAAACTTTCGGAAGTGCCGTTGACTGCGTCCAGCATCGCATTCAGTTCTGGCAACAACGCCGAGCCAATTGCTATCGCCGTGATCTCCACGTTTGTTTTGAATTTTGCGTACGCGCCGGCTGTCGTCGCGGCCAGTCGGTCATTCATGCCGGCCAGTCGTCCGCTGCCTGTCGTCAATGCCTCCAGTGCCTTCGCCACCATGTCGAATGAAATCAATCCGGCTTCCATATCCTTCTTCAGATCCGCCATGCTCCGGCCCGTCATTTTGCTGATTTCAAACAGCGGACTGAATCCGCTGTTGATCAGCTGGTTGGCCTCCTGCCCCATCAGCCGGCCAGCCGCTTTGACCTGCGCCATGCCACGCGCCAACAGCATTAACTGCTCACTGTTGCCCTGTGCCACCTCCGTCAATTGCGTCAACGTCGTGAAGGCTTCTTCGGACCCCATGCCGAAATTCAGCATCAACTTTTGCGCTCTGGCAAGATCCGGCAAACCGAACACGGTTTTCTTGTCGAGTGCTCGCAAATCCTCCAGCGTCTTTTTCGCCTTGCTGACAGATCCCAGCAGGACTTCAAACGAAATCGCTGTGGTCTCCGCATCTGCGGACAACTGCAGCATCTTCACCGCGCCAGTCGTCGCCCCGATTGTGGCCAGTATTCCGCCCAGCCCGCTGAACGCACCCCGAAGGCCACTTAGCGCATTGCCAGCCGCGCCTGCTTTGCTGGCAATTGACTGCATGGCTGTTGCGGCTTTGCCGGCTTCCGTCTGAACGGCCTTCATGCCGTCCGCGGAGAAGATTACCTGTGCTTCCTGAATCGTGATTGCCATCAGACTGTTTTCTGCTGAAAAATATCTTCAGGTGCCCAGTAGCCCAGATAAATCAATGCCTGATACATGGTCAGACTTGCGACGGTGTCCGGTGTCCAATGGTACTTTTCGCACAGCCCACGGAACACCGTAGCCCACGGGACGGTGCGCCGCGTCTGCATCGGTGCGCCTGGTTGCCCAGGCGGTTTCAGTTTCCCAGTGCGTCTTTCTGTTCGACCTTGTGGACGGCTTCAACAATCCGCCGCACGTCACCAAACCATGCGATGAAGTCGCACCCCAACTGAATGCCTTGCGTGTTGCTGACATTCGGCGGGAATTCATCCGGATGATTGAGACACAAGGCCCGCCAGACTGACCACGCCAGACCGCGAAACGAACGGTCAAACCGTTCCTCATCCTCCATTGTGGCAATCAATGGACGTGCCGCAATGTCCGCCGCAATTTTGAACGCCTCAGATCGCAGACGACTGTCCGCAATCGCTTCCAGCCCGTTGTACGGGCTGCCGGTCGTCTGGACAATCGCAGCCTCTTTGAGTGCGTAATCGGCCAGCGTGCGAAATGCCAGCCGATACGTTCTGTCGTCCTTCGTCAACTCCACAGTCCGCCGACTGCAGAGATTGAATAAACCGTCCGCCACGGTTGCAACTCCTTAAAATCAGACAACATCAAACGCGGTGCCGCTCGCTGCTGGCGCACCCTGTCCGGAAAACTTGTAATCAATCGCCACCGGGTCGCCGCTGTCAGCGTCCAGTGTGATCGGTCCAACTTCGGTAATCAGAATAGTGCCGCTGATGTAATCATCGCTGTCAGCGTGAAACTGTGCTGCAATTTCGTCATTCAAGACGAACGGCATGGACTCGCCATCGTGCAACATGATG